TGCTTGGAATATCTCCTGTACGTGCGTATGTGAATCCTACAGAGCCAGGAAGTGAACCACCTGTTTGAAATTGTCCTCCCCATGCTGGGGAATAGTTTCTTCCTTTTGTATTGTAACCAATGCCTTCAAATCCTTCTGGAAGAGAGATGGAGGACTCGTTTGCATTTTCTGCTTTTCCGTAATTATCAAGCCATTTTTTATTCATTACAAATAGGAGATTTGGGAAGGAGTGATGATGAATTGACTCACAATATGTATATCAGAACGATTGTCAAGTGTGTGTCTTATTCGAAGTTCTTTTGCTCTAAGTGGTGATTTATTAAATGATCTTGTACCATAGTCCATGTTGATTTGATTCACCTCTTTATCAAGAGATAAAGACTGACATGTTCTAATGAAAAGAGGTTGACTTTTGTCTTTTACAATTGACCAGAAGGTGTTGTAATTATAGAAGTTATCTGCTTTGGTATAAGTAATTGTTTTACTATCAATGTTGAAGATTGGGTATTGCAAATAACTCTTCAGATTATTGATTGGTTTTGGTACCAATACAAGAACACCAGAGGACTGTTGACCATTGTATAGAACAGCTTTGTTGAACCATGCATTGTCAAGTTCCACCTTTGATACATCATTAGATATACCATAAGGATCAACAGTGTACTTGTACACCTTACTGTAGTCTTTTACAAACTGAAGTATCTCATCTTGATATTGATAAGCAAACGGATATTCAATGATGTATGGTTCTATATTACCGTAGAAGTTATTGTAGATGTCATGGTCAAAGATGTGTCTCCATACACATCCTGTGTACACCGTATTCACTGTAGTATTTTGATATTCTGATTCAGTGATAGTGGTAACAGGAAATGTTTTCTGATAGGCACAATTACCTTCAGAGCTAATCGTAATAAGATTAACATTGTCATCAACGACATAGCTTATTCCAGATGACACTTGCTCAACTGTTACACCACTGGCAATAACATTTCCCCACACATCTTTGAGTGTGAAAGGCCCTGATTTAGGGCCTGTCTTAATTAGCTTTATAGTGATGGTCTTTGACATTTCTTATGGACAACCTGTTAACAATGTTGCTTGTATAGATGGTTGATATGGAAGAGGAACAGAACAAGTAGTAGTAGATGCTCCTGTATAAGTATAGAATTTAGGATCTGGAATTAAAGGAAGTACATACCTCTGACCTGTACCAAGAGTGGGAGTTATTTTTGTGTATGCATAATCACCTGGTAAACAACCTGCTAACTCATAGTAAGTTGGACAAGTAGTTGTAGATGTTGTAGATGTTGTTGTTGTTTCTTCAAGAACAATATCAATATAATTGGGACACAATCCTGTAGATTGAACACGAACAGTTGTTGTTCCCGAAGGAACTACAGTAGCATATCCAGGAAGAGTTGTTAAATCAATTTTAGGAACTGCTGATACGAATAGATCAAATGGTCCAGTTGAATTCTCATAAAGATCAAATGGTCCTGTGTCACTCCCTGCTGTTGTTAATGTTAATAAGATATCCATTGTTATAGAATTTTAAGTTTATACACAGACAGTTGCTAATGCTGTAGCACAATCTGGGTAAGGACCATTTATCACAGTGTCTGTAATAGGTGTCGTATTAGTAATTGCTATTATTTCTCCAACTCTTCCTGTTGCAAGTTCAAAGAACTCACCCACTGAATAACCAGCGTTATATTCCAAAATTCCAATTCCTCCTGTATGAGATCCACAAACATCACCACATATGTAGATATTGATTGCGAATGTCAATATAGTAGTGGTTGTTGTACTTGTAGAACTAGAACTAGTTGTTGTAGTTGTACTACCAGCTGTAGTAGTGGTAGTGGTTGTAGGTGTGGCTGTGGTAGTTGTGGTTGTAGTGCAGACAGGACATGTGCTATTGCATGTTCCTGGACCATCAACAACTTGTATTGAAGTGATTCCAAATCCATCCAATATTGTTCCAGCAGTCGCACAAATATATGTAGGAGTAGATTCAAATATAAGATTGTTCAAAGAAGCTGGTTCACCATTACAATCTGTGTAAGTAGTTGTATTTACGTTTGATGGATCACCTTCATTGTACACTGCATAACATCTACAATCTGGACAAAGGGTAGTGGTAGTAGTGGTAGTAGATGTACTAGTAGAAGTAGATGTTGGCTCAGCTGTAGTTGTAGTAGTAGTTGTAGGTTCTACTGTGGTAGTAGTAGTAGTGGTAGTAGGTTCGGCAGTAGTAGTGGTGGTTGTCGTTGTAGTAGGTTCAGCAGTGGTAGTAGTGGTTGTTGTAGTTGTAGGTTCAGCTGTAGTCGTAGTTGTAGTGGTAGTGGATGTTGGTTCAGCAGTGGTAGTAGTGGTTGTTGTTGTACTTGTGGACGTACTAGATGTGGTAGTAGTGGTAGTGGTATCTTCTGTTATTATACCATCTCCTTCTAAGTCACAATTTAAATCAGTGATTTCACCAATACCTTCCAGAGCGCAATCCAATTCTGTAACAATTGTATCAAATTCGCAATCAATAGCTTCTGTAGTAGTGGTAGTTGTGGTAATTGGACCAACACCATTAGTAGTAGTGGTAGTTGTAGTGCTCGGTGTAGGAACAAGTGTACCTACCAAGAAATCGAAATCCTCACAGCAACCATTGATACCAGAATAGAAGAAGTTATTCTCTGCGATATAAAAGTTGGGAATGTAGCTATGAAAGCTAATCCAGCTTTTAGTATTCATATTGAATGACAATGTCCATGAGACATTGCAGAAATACTCTTCGTCAGCAACAGTTATGAATTCTTTGAATGTAAATTCATTCAAAGTTTTGTTTACGTAGAATGCTTGTTCAACCTCATCATATAGAATATCAGGTGATTTCGGAGCATAATCTAATTTTGAAATTATCACTCTGTCATACACACTGTCATAGACACCGTGTAAACCTATACCCTTGAAATGGTTATCGATATTGATTGTTGAAAAACTCTTGTAAATCATGAATGGTAAATGCTCCACAAAGAATCTGTTCATACCTGATCCAAATGCAGAAAGATCTACAGCTTGAGTTCCTTCAATCAAAAATACTTGTCCTCTTTTAGCATCAACAGTGATTTGTCCCTGAGGAATCTTCATTAAGAACTTGTGTTGAGTTCCTATGTATCCAAGATCTGTTTCAGCAAAGTCAATAGGAGGAGCTCCTCTGAACATCACTGGGTTACCTATGTACGCAGCCTGAGGATTGCTTGTATCAATCGTCAAGAGATTGTTGTACATGAGAGTTTTATTCTCAAATCTGGCAAGGACAGCTCTGTTTTGAATACCGTCCAAACTGATTAGATTTCCATAATTCTGAGGGAAATCAAAATAAGAAACTGCTCTGTATATAAGCCAGTTATTTACTCTGTTATCAGCATCTATATTCTGGACATCAGAATAAATTGCTCTGAATGGGTAATTGGTAAAGCATAACTTTTCCTCCCAGTCAGGAGGAAGATGAGTGAATGTATTCTCTCTGTTCTGCTTTGATAATGTTGTATTGTAGTAATAGGTATTATCTTGAACAATAGGAACAAATGACTCTTGTACCCAATCATCAGGAATATCTGTACTTACATGGGGCCAGAAGTCTCCTTCTCTGTTATTGAAGGCTTGTCTAAGATCCAGATTGTAAGAACTCTCACAATAGAAGTTAGGGACACCATAGGCAAACATGTAAAAATATCCATCATAATAACTAGTTGTTGAGCTTGGTTCTACATCTCCAGTTTTTCTGGTAGTTGTGGTTGTAGTTGTGCTACTCGTTGTTGTCTCTGCAAATACGTCAGTGCCAACAAAACCTTCATTAGAACAATCAAAATTATGTGCCTTGTATGAAATGATGTTTACCATCACACCATGGCTAGGGATTCCATAATTCTTGAGAATTGATCTTGCAGAATGCCAATATCTAGGATAGGCAACATTACCTATCTCATCATAGAAAATATCGCTATCGTCGGGAGCATTTACTCTGTTGTCAATAAAGAATGGAAGTTTAGTCTTATAAGCAAATCTGCTAATAAACGTATCTCCTCCAAAAACTGTCAGTGATGGATTTGGTGCATTTAGAATATATTGATATCCCGTGTCAATAGTTTCATAAGAATAAATTTGACCCCATTGATTAACAATGTTATTCTTCATGGATGCATAATATGAAACCACCTGTATAGGTTCTTCTCTACCAGGTGATCCACAATTATTAGCTCCAGAGATTGTAAATCTTGATTTGTCTGTTACGATACTATTTGTACCAGACAACATGTTAGGACTTTGACTAGGGAAAGGAAGTGATGTTCTGTCTTCATCTGTTTTGACATAGACAGAGCTTTCACGATTCCAGTTATTGATAGAGTTATCATCTCCTATAGACTGAACACCTGGGATAATATATCTAGTGATATCAACAGGTCTTTGTTTTATACCAACGTTATCTGGTACTCCTAATCCATAGTTATAATCAGCAATAGAGTTGAAGGAGTAGGCAAAATTCTTTCTGGTGATTCCATTTATGTAGATTTGAAGATATGCTTGATATGCAGTGAACATTGCTGTTGCACTGAATGGAGTAGTGATGGCACCAAGATCAGCAGAACTATCAAGAGCTGCTTTCTGTGCAGCTTCAGTAATCAATCTATACTTGGCATTATCCTTCACTTCTGTAAAGTGGGCTTTACCACTTCCAAACATTACACTCTCCAGCTTAAGGATGTTTCCCAAGAAAGGTTGTCCGAAAGATGTTTCAGGAGAGTTGAAGATTTGTCTGTATTTATTATTGTCATTGAATGCGTTCAGTGACGTTGCGCCTCCGCAATCAACACCAGATCTGACACGTTCAATAAGTCTGATTTGAGCATCTGCACAACTTTCTATACAAACCACTTCTGTATCAGCTACAGCTTCTACAGTAACTTCTCTACCACCGACACTTTGTACTGTTGGTCCTATGAATCTATCATCATAGGACACTTTGAAATTTGCAAAAGCAATAGTATCTAATGAATAGATGTCATAATCAGCATATCCTATATCAGCAGTTCCTACAGTTACAACTGGCTTTCCTACAGAACAAATTCTGTATTCACCAGTTGTTTTATATGTTTCGTAAACAGGTTTGTTGTTACTACAATCATTATAACGTATCTGGGTTAATGGATCACCTGTAACAGGATCACTGCCCATCTGTGTCACATAAATATCAAATACTCTACACTCTTCTTGATATGCATTGTTTGTTGATGTCAAGAATGGATCTGCATTCAGATCGTTATATGGATAGTTTGGAAACAGAAAAGTTTGATCATCCCGTTGGTATTCACCAACATTCCGAAGCATACCTTTTGCAACAATTGATCTGTTGACACTTCTGTCACCACGTACAATCTTAAATCCTATTATTTCCCCCTTCTGCTCATCAGTAAGATCTGATGATTGAATTAGAAAATTTATCTGAGAAGCATCAATCTTTACACCTATTGGGAAAACAGCATCGTTCCCCATCACCATAGTTTGTGGTGTGTTGAAAAGTTTACTTTCGTAAATAGGAGAGATGTTTACATCTGGGAACTTGTGGTGTCTGATTTTTTGTCCTGCAAGATCTCCCCAGACATCTTTGTTACATGGGTATTCTTCAGTAGATTCCCAATATGCAAATTCGCCAAGTTGATATGGTCCTTTGTAAGCAACATCGTTTGTATATTCTGGAGAGAATCCATTGACAGATGCTGTGTTATAAATCTTCCAATAAGGTGCATCGTTTGTAAGAGGATCTGGCTCACCGATGAAATCTGGACTTGTTGCTGGAATTCTTGGAAGAAGTTGATCAGTAAGAGACAATGCTCTTCCTGGAATATGAAATCCATCTGTTAGTTTTCCATTTTGAAGAAGGAATACAATTTCAAAAGCATATAATTCATCACGTAGATACCCTCTTAAATTTGTTGCGTTTAATTCGTCTGCATAGTTTTCTGTAGGAGGAATTCTCCAACTCTCCCATTGCAAAGAAATTCTACTGGCAATTTGTTGATAATTAATTCTATCAATAGATGTCAGTTGATCCCATACAAGGACATCTTGAACAGCTGTTAGATCTTGTGCAATTTCATAAAAAGGAAATCTTTCGAATATATCATTGATCGAAAGGTTAATTATTAATTGTCCTGTGTATGTGATTTGCTTTTCAACATTGTCAATAAAATATGTACCTGCCAGATCAACTGATGACACTCCATTAATCGTCTTTATAACAGCCAGGTTAAAGTATTGAAACTGACCAGATGTTTCCAGATTGGAAATATTGACAAGGATTGATTTCCCTACAGCGTAGTTAAAATTTACACTGGTGATAAATTCATCAACAATTGGTGTAGGATTAGTAACTGAGTAATAAGAAGTAAATGGATTTCCAGAAGGATCTGAGTATTGTACAGCAAATTGGTAAGTTCCAGCAATTAGGTTTCCACCACTTACTACATCAACAACTGATACATTTGGAATGGTGAAATTAGGCTGAAGCTTGAGTTGATTACAATCAACATCATCTGTATATCTAGGATCGCAAAGCGGACTTCCTGACTTTAGAATTTTTGGAATATCATCAATATTAAGATAGCGTCTAGCATTGAATCCATCAGTCCAATAAATCTCTGTACTGCAATTGGTAATTCTATGGACAACTTTATGGATGGGGTGATTGATATTGAAATTTAAACATGTTGCGTTTACCAACACTCTGTAAACACAATCATTATTATCCATATATCCAATCTGACTACCGCCTACACTCGGATTGGTAATAAAGAAGATATGTTTATTCTGTTCAATGATGAAATGTTCACCAATAAGAACATACCCTTCAGGAAACTCTAAACAAAACTTGTTACCAAGTTCATTTTGATAGTTTACAGAATTGGAATCAAAGTTTTCAACAGCAGCATTTAGAGCATAGGTAAGCTTTCCCTTAGGCAATTGGTTCAAAGTTTGATCCAAATTTAATCCACTGGTAGCGTTATTATATTCTTGCTTAATATTACCTTGTTCTTGCTCAGCCATGGGAATTAATTATTTCTTCTTCTACCTAAGCGATATGATCTATTTGGTAGTTCGTATTTCTGAAATCTATTCAAACCAACTTTTATACGATGTTGCTTATCCCAAACTGTTTGTTTTTTTAACTCAATATCAGCCATGATAAATGCTTCATCAGAAAGTTGCTTATAATATACAAGCTTTTGTTGCAATTGATTGAATGTCTCATCATTAATCTGATTAACAAGCGTTTCAAACACCTTGTACTTTATGAAATGTTCTAAATATTCTCTGATTCTATAATTATCAGGAATAAGTTGATTACCTAAGGTGTCATAATCCTGAGCATAGAAAATCAAATGAACTATTGCATTTCTAAAGTTAGTGACAAACTTATTATCACGTACATCAAATGAATCGTAAGTAGATGCTCCAGGAGTAAAATTGTCTATTGGTGCAAGATGTTGACCATATGAATCTAATGTGTTCGAATAACTTACGTCACAATTTTGTCTGGCAGAAATGTTTCCTGGTTTTAAAAGATATCGTTTCTGATAACTCATCGCCACCTCATTATTGGTTTTATACACAGCTTGAATTAACTCAGGCATACATGTACCATCACAAAGAGGTTCGTTACAAGAAGGATTGTTGCAAGGATTTCCTTGAATTGTCAAAGGAGAAACTTGAATTGTTGTTTGTGTAGCAGCTTGTGAATAAAAAGAATTGGCTGTCTGATAAGGATAGCCATTTATTTGTGTACACATCCAAGCTTCTCTAACAGCATAAAAATTATCTGGGAGTCTTGCTTGAAAATCTTCTATGAACAATGCTGTCTCAGCAATGACATAAGTTGACCTACCAAGTTTCCTAAGACACTTATCCAGATAGGTGGGAAATAACAAATCGTCTACAGCACCTGTATCAAAATAGCTTTTGAGTTCCTCTTTTACAGTGGCGTAAATAGGATCTGGACTAACAAAATTATACTTATAGTAATATGACATCTTTAAATTAAATCCCAGGGTGAATAAATATGTTGATACTTGTCATCCACTTTCAAATAATGACTTAAAAGTCTTGACGTATTTCTGGCTGGTTTAAAATAAAACAAGTCAGAGTTTTTAAATCTTGAAGATTTCTTAAACCATCGCCAACCAAATAAATAACCTTCAGTATGATAATTGAAATTGTAGATGTGTTTTCCTTTTTCCTTAGTCTTTTTCCAATCGATTGAGAGATTAACAACTTCTTTACCGTTCCTCACTTTAATCCTCTTCTTTTTCTTTTTACTAATTGAGAACTCACCAATACCTGCTGGGAGTTTTATCTTCTCACCTGTCTCAAGAATATGCTCAATGAACATATAATTAAAACTGTAAACGATATTTTTCCAATCTTGATAAGATATTTTATCTGTAGGATTCTTTTTGCAAAAATCCTTATGATTCTCTAAAGATGCACTTCTCCATTCTACAGGTACTCTCATCTCAATTGCGGTGAGTTAGGAGCTTGACCATCTATTCCATCATCTGTAATATCAGTCTTTAGATTGAAATATGTTTGAAGGAGTTTTTGAGAAGTAAGATCTAGCACTTGCTTTTCGAGGTATCCAGGAAGTGCAAACTCTTTGTCGAGAGGATTTTTACACAACTGATCTGTAGTGTAGTTAGGTGTTCCGCATCCGCATTCGGGATACATAATCTCATTTGGAACATCTTCCTCAAACAATGCGACAAATCTTACTGCTTGGATTGAAGGATTACTTACGTAAATATAACCATTTGAAATCCAGAAATACTCTTCTTTTTTAATAACTGGAAGTTTTAAAAGATTGAGATAACGATTGACGGTTATCTCTTTCATCTTTTTTCCCTGTCCAGAAAGAACATTGATTGAATACAAACCTTGAATTACATACTGATAATTACCTTCTGATATTCTTGGAAGTTTGAATTTGGTTCTTGCAATAGAACATGGATCAACATAATCACAACATTCTGATATGGACACTTCACACATTTCCAGACATGGAATTGTTGTAAACAATGTATCAGTTGACCAGAGCTTTCGAAGATTCGTTTCTCTTTTTATTAATAGGTAGGAGTTGACTTTTAATTCAGCAGCAATTGCCCTGTCGGTTATTAATGAGTCTGTTGATATCATTTTGTGCATTGACCGCACATCAGATACTAATTTTCTAAGAGTTGCCATATTAACTATTAATTGTAAACAATGTTAATTAAATCTAATCAAAATCTATGAATTACATCACACATCTGTTTAAAGATCATTAACTTAATTAATTATTTCTAATAAGTTGGTTTAACAGGCCAAGTGATATTAAATGGGTCTGCTTGTAAGGTAACTCTTCTTAATGATTGCCTATACAATAACCAGTCTTGTTTTTTTTCTGTTGTTAATGGCGAATCATAAAGTTGAGTCCAATCAGAATCAGATAAGTATTGATTTTTTGCAGTTCTTATTTCACTCCATTTAACAGAATTCACTAACTCAATTTCACTAGAACTCATTTCAGTTTCTAACCAATTCTCATACCATATTGCATTTAATAATATTGGATTAGTTTGGATATAAATCATATATGGGTTATTTCCTGGACTAACTCTATTTACATAGAATACATTAAATTCACTTAATGTATAAGATAATATATTTTCAGGAAATGATATATTTGGATTATCATTCTTTAATTGACTTAGTGTATATGGATACACTAAGGTTTCATCTGTATTTATTTTTATATATGCCATATCAATTTGTTTTATTTATTATTGCTAGTTTATTAAGATTCTCTTGCTGAGTTGCAGTATTGTGCACAGTTGATCCATAAATCAAGTATTCATTTATAAATCCTTGAAAATAAGAATTAGTATTTCCATTTCCTCTACCCCCTATAGAGTGTCCTGTTCCTAATGTGTTCCAACCAACACCAGGTTCACAAATTAGAATCTTACTGTTGATTACAAAATTTGAGTATGTTGTACCACTAGTTACAAAAAAATCAGGAGAAGGTCCTGTAAGAGTAGTTATAGTTGTTCCTGATAAATATCTATAAGTTTGTGGACTATTCCAATCCCAAAAGACTGATGAACCTCCTGTTCCACCAGATAAAACCTGATTTTGTACTGAATTACCATTATTATTTCCTCCAAGATTCATTACAGTAGTAGGGGAAACTGGTGTAGTTGCTTGATAAGAATAATAGATTGTACCAGAATTAGCATTAATTAATCTAGTTCCTCCAGCAGAAGTAAAAAGTGCAGTATATTCAGTATTACCAAATCTTATAGATGGTGTTCCTCTACTATCTGTTTGAGTTGTTCCACTTAATCTTATTATAGGATAAAACTGTGTTCCTGAAGAAGGATAGTAAGGACTTAAATCATAAGCATCTTTTTGATCATACCAAACCATTACATAACCTGTTCCTGCACCTACAAAAGTTGCAATTGTAGCAGTATCTACTATTCCATTAACAAAATTTATGTCTTGTTCAGTGCTATCTGATGATCTTCTAACTCTAATACATGCACCTGTATATCCAGGAACTCTTAGAATTAAAGACCAACAATTTGTTAATCCTGTTTGAATAGGATATACAACTTCACTTCCTGACCAAAACCCCAATGGTATTAAACTCATATCACTATATTATTAAGGTGTTCCAAAGTTTTTAGCTATCA